CCAGTCCATTTCCCTATCCCCCGAATGCCATTAATTGATTGATCTTGTTTTCTAATACCCACTCGTTTTCATAAACATTGCAAAGTGTTTCGTTCCAAATCACTCCGAATACGCCTTTGAAAATTTCATTGAATTTTTCTTGCGGGCAATTATCAAAAGAAATTGACCAACGTTCTTTTAACGTTCCGCCATCTTGGGCCGGTTTAATATCGTAAAAACCTGCTTTTTTCATTACGTGATTCAAATAGGCTTCTAAGCTTTTCATTCCCTCGTAGTCTAATTTTGATTCACGATTTAACCGCACTTCCGCCAATACCTCATTGGCAATCGGCTTAGTGACCGTTTCATAAAAATGTTCGTTGTTCGCCACAACCGCGATTTTTTTAGCTATCGCTTGCGCGATCCATTCTTCCGCTTTCGTGAGTACACTGAATTCAGGCTGCCAATACTCAAAACCGGCATCAAGAAGAGCAAAAAATTTTTTGTGATGTTGATAATTACGATTGTTTGAAATTGGGATGATTTTGACCGCACTTCCAATCGGTAAACCTTTAAGTAAATTACGGTCATAATCCGTTTCAGCCACCACCGCTCCATTGGCATATTTCACGGCAAAAATTTCAGTTTTCTGTTTTTTCTTCGCCATTGTCTTGACACTCCATATCAAGATCTTCAAGCCCAAAGTAACCGCAAGATTTAGTGCGATTCATTGGGTTATCCTTGCTCACATTCGGATAACAGATTGGTTCGATAAGATGACCACAGCATTGAAAGCGATCGCTATCCTCTTCGCCAACCATCACGCATTCACTATTAGGAAAATACCAATCGACCACTGGCGCACCACACTTAGGGCATTTGAAATTTTCAGAAATCATTGTGCACCTCTTGATTTTAGAAAATCTAAAGTAACGCCTGTTTGAATTTGACTTTGAGAATTTGGATCGAACACAACAATCATCGAACCTTTGTTATTTCCTTTCACTTCTTCGCACGTAACTGGGTGAAAGAAATTGATTCGCCCACCAATTACATCGCAAATTTCAGTTGCAGCAGAAAGTGCAAGAGAAAACCATTTTGTTGATTTGTCCGCTGGAAGTAACATCACTACCACGCAATCACGATGAATCATTAAATCAATGGCAGTTTGAACAAATGGTGTAGGATTTGAATATGGAGGATTCATCCATACTCGAGAGCCTTCCGATACTAATTCTTGAATTTCAGTTTTGGTAATATCAAGATTTTCAGTGAAATATTTTTCGCATAACGCGTTATCAGCACTTGCGCACGCATCCACATCAAAACGATATTTGCGATTTAGCGCATTAAACACATAACTTGGTGTACGGTAACAATCCTTGTTAAATTCACTCATCTTAGTTCAGCCCCATAATTGTTTTTAATCTAGCTACGCCTTGAATTGCTACCTGTCGATCGATAACTTTAGGCTTTTCTTCAATCGCTATTGGAATAGGTTCAAATTCATCCCCAGAACGGACTTTTACAACTGCTTGCGCTAAAATGCGTGGCATTGCTTTTTGACAATCTTCCCATTTCTTCTTGCTGTAGTTTCTGTATAGTTCCGAAAGCAACCAATATTCAGCCGGTGAGCGAAAATTAAAATTGTGAGGCTCTCTCGCATAAGCAAAGTATTTTTTAAGGAGTGGCTCAAGCTCTTCTAGTGTTGGTAAGCCTAATTCGTGGTAACTTTCAAACTCACACCAAGCAATGAATTGCCCTACACTTGGAAAAAATGGGCTAGTCGATTTTGCAGCCAAATCAAGGCCGTGTTTTAATTTCATCGGTTCAACTACACCAGCCTTGAATAATTCCTCGAGCCATACTTGCTTAGTCTCGTTATACTCAATTTCACTAGCAAATGCCTGTTTCCACGCAGGAAAGATTGATTTTAATCGGATAAACATTCTGTCAATCAAACGAACGGCATTGTCGGGAATATCTGATTTTTTAACCGTACTTTTTACGGCTTGCATCGGAATCACGTTTGTCATCTCAATTCCTCCGGTATCAAATCAGGATCGATATTTAGCCGTCTGCCTACAGCCCAAGAACCATCATCAGCAAAGGCGCTTGTTTTTCGGGTGTTTGTAGCCGTTGCTATGTTGTCATCACGCCAATTCCATTCAGCTTTAAACCCTTGCCAATTGCGCTCGATGGATATCGTGATTGCTTTGGCAAGAGGTATTTCTGCTTTGTGCGCTTCTCGCTGATAGCCAACAAGTACGGTTTTTGTGATTGCTGCTCGTTTTGATTTTCGGTGAGCAATAAAATCTTCGGCAAGCTGACCAACGATTCCGAATTCAGCAAGCAAAGCGAGCGAATTTTTTTGCGTAGTTTTTTTATTTGTATTTTGAGTAGTGTTTTTTATATTGTTTTTTGTGTGTGAACTTTTTTCACTAGTCACTAGTGAACTTTTTTCACTGGTGCCATGAACTTTTTTCACCGGTGAACTTTTTTCACTAGTGAAGTTATTACACAGGTTAACTGAGAAAATTTTTACACCTCTACTCCCTGTTTTTTGATAAAGCAGATTTAGCTCAACTAGATGATTGCAGGCATCAATTACTGCTCTATTACTTAACCCTGTCACACTCATTAATTGCGTAACTGAAACCGCATCAAAATCTTTATTCCAACCTTTAGTTTTGCGTAAAATAGCTAAGTAACATTTTAATTCCGCACCGCTTAGTTCTGACATTAATTCATCTATAACAGCATTAGGCACCTGGAAAGAATTTGGAATGAATCTGGAATCATTATTCATATCAAGCCTCTAATCGGTATTCTTTAACTCTCTTACCACTTGGAAGAACAACCCATCTATCAACAACTTTGTTCTTGTATTCCTCATTCATATTTTTTATGTCGTAGATTCTTGCTCCTAGACGGGTGCAATTAAATCGGATGTAAGCATCAAGCTGAGTCAATCGCTCTCCATTCAACAAAGCCTTTAGAATCTCGCCGTTTTGCGTTTGACTTGTTTTTTCGTTTGGATTAATATTTTCCATAGAAATAATTCCTATACTGAAATTGCCACGGTTGCCGCCGTGGTTTTTTTATTTCTTGTGTAACACAATCGCACATTCAATCGAATGTTGTGTTGCAGCCAAATGTTTACTCAATGCTTGACGGATTTTGTCTTCTTCTTTCGAGGTGATTTCACCGTCTTCTAACGCTGTTTCTAATGCAGCAAATAACAAGCCTCGAGCCGAAAGCTCGTGCAGTTGTAAATTGGCAAGCTCAACCTTGTCTAATTCATCCTCTGCCACATCAGGTACAAAACGTCCACCAGCATTTCGGCAAAGCTCATCGATAAAATCAGTGCATCCATACTCAAGTTGCAGTGCAATCAATTCTTCATTTTTGAATCGTTGGCCTTTTATTTGATAAAGGCGATTCTTTAATTCACTTTCGGTAAAACCTAGGAACCCTGCTACCGCACTTCTCCCCCCAGGAATCCGATCAATCATTTCGATAATAACTTTCTTCATTTCCATAATTTTTGCCTTATTTTTATGGTTTTCTTTTAGGTAAAGGTTGGTAAATTACGCTCTAAGGTGTTTTGGTAATCCATCATCTGGGTTTGGATATAAGTGCGGACTTAATTCATGCGGAGTAACTAAATAATCAGTTACTGCAGACCAAACTAATGTCGTTTTCGCGCTTAATTCACAACGTCCCGTCAGATAATGGCTAACAAATCCTTGGGTTTTTTGTACAAGCCGAGCAAACTGTTCTTGAGTGAGTTTTTTCTCGGCTAAATAATCGGTTAGTTTCATATAGCCTCCTGAATAGTTAAATATTAGCAAAACTATTTAACTTATTCAATAGCTTTAATATTTTCACTATTCTTGATCTTATTAGCGGGGCTAATATAATTCTGGCAAAAGATACGAGAGGGATACAATGAGCGAAGTGGAACAAAGACTTTTTGAGATTAAAACTCGCCTAAAAAGTATTTATGAAACAAAGAAAAAAGATTTTGGATTAACTCAAGCTAAAATCGCTAATCTGTTGGATATTAAGACACAGGGCGGTGTAAGCCACTATATGAACCCAAATAGTAAGCAGCCTATAAGCAAAGAAACAATCATTAAATTTGCTTCGATTCTTGATGTTGAACCATCTGATATAGATCCTGATATTTCCGAGGACTTCACTACTCTTGTAGCAAAAGCAAAAGAGTTTTCGGAACCGACAGCCTCCGATTCAATCAAGCTCACACTACTTGATAACCATCTTGCCGCCGGTGATGGCGTCATCAACCTTGATTACCCGGACACAATCCGCTCTATTGAATTTTCGCGCGACAAGTTCATGGAGATTTTCCAACGCAGAACGGCTCATAATCTCTCGATTGCGATTATCGACGGAAACAGCATGTACAACCCAAATAATGCCGAAATGAGCCTAAAGCATGGTGACATCGTGGCGATTGATAGAACAATTAATGACTTCAAAGATGACGGAATTTATGCGTTTGTATATGAAGGAAAAGCAAGAATTAAGCGCTTGCAGTATCTAAGCGGATATAGACTAAAAGTAATTTCTGACAATCCAAGTTATGAGCCCGAAATCTTAGAAAAATACCAAGTAGAACAGATTCACTTTGTCGGAAAACTAATCAAGAAACTAACACTGGATATTGTTGATCTGTAGTAACAACTGACCTAAGGAAGAAATATGACAAATAAAATTAAGAGTTTGCCAGACAATAAAAAACAACCTAAGCAACGCAAGGTTGTTAGAACTGAGTTTATTACTCTATCATATGATTCAAATAGTCGAGATTTAGAAAATCACCGCATGAATGCGAGAGAGCTTGGAAAGGCTATAATAGCAATGCATGATCTGATTGAAAAATCAGATAATTTGTTAAATCCAGGCAGACGCAAGAGTCTTGGTGTTTTTGTAGAAACACCTGCACAAGAAGGCTCTCTTGAGGTTGTTTTTGGAATTGATATTTATAATATGGCTACGCAAGTTATAGATGTGTTGCCATATATTGGATTAGGTTATGCAGGTGTAAAATCAAGAAAAAGCGTATCCAACTTAGGAAAGACCATATTTGATGCAATTAATGATACCAAAGGAGAAACTGTAATTGGTATTCATACCGATGATAACAGTGATGTTGCAACTTTAAGTGTTGATGGAAAAGAAATCAAATCAGATAAAAACATAGCTAAGTTATTAGCCAATAAGGATGTTCGTGAGAATATAAAAACACTGGTTTCCTCACCTCTGGAAGGAAACATAAAACCCGCATTTAAAATATTGGCCGGAAATACTACCAAAACACCTTATTCATTTGAAGATTCCAGAGAGGTATTAGTTAAGTTGGAGCCAGAAGAAATAAAAACGATTCAAAAGATGAAAATCAACGATCCCAAAGAAAGGGTTGAAACATTAGAAACAACAATCGCACTACTTACCGTAAGCTTTAAAGGTAGCAAAGGGTGGGAAATGACTTACGGCAATCACTCTTACCCGGTTGAAATTACTGACGAAGATTTTATTAAGCGAATAAATGAGAACATTGCCAGTTTCAAGAAAGGTGATTTGTTTACTGTAACAATGAACAAAACAATAAAAATGCTAGGTTATGAAACAAAAGAACACTATACTATAACAAAAGTTAAACATCATTTAGCTCCAGAAGAGCGGCGTATTATCTCTGATAATGGAAAGATTAATTAGTTTACTTGTTGAGCACATCAACGAATTAGCTTTATTTATAGGGGTACTTTTGTGTACCCCCGTATTCTCTCGTTTACTAAAAATCTTATCGTTTTATCTTAGCAGTGTTTTAAATCCATATCATAAAATCATCATCAATCATTATCATAATGGGGATTTGGTTAGTTCCAAATCAATAAGAATATCGACAAAAGATTCTATCATTGAACAATTAAGAGCAATTAAACGTAGTGAGGAAAGCAATGGCTGAACAAAATACAGTCGCAAAACCTTTCTCAATGTTTGAATACGGTTCTTACACCGCAGGAATAGGGCTTTTGCTTTCGATTATCATAAAGTTTTACATTGTCCCCTATCACCCCGATTTGGTGGAAATGGCTAACTTAGCAGTACCCTTAGTAACACCGATTCTTAGTTTTTCTGTAGCTCTATTTATCGGACAATTTGGCACAAGCCCAGATATACTTAGAATGAATAAAAATATAAAGAAGAGTATAAAAAATTTAAAGAAACAAATTCAAAATAACAGAGATTTTCTTCAGGAAGAAGATTTAAATAAATTGAAAAAAAAATTAAGCGAGCATATTAATATACAATCCCAGATTGGCATTTCCATTCATACAATGGAAGATCTGTCAAACAAACTAAGTTAGAAACCACCATAACGGTGGTTTTCTTTTGCCCGAAATTCCTACCGCACTTTATTTTGTTCACTGAACAAGTTCATTTGTTCAATTTTGCCATTTCTTCTCAATTTTGTGCTAAACACCGACCGCACTTTTTAAAATCACACTCTCATCTACTCTCTTTTTTTGTGATCTAGGTCACAAATTCAGCAAATAGTCAAAAATAAATCTAATTCAAAATCAAATATTTACTACTTTAAATAGAAAATATATCTACTTTTGCACAAATTTTAGTTGCAATTAAAACTACTTTAAGTAGAATATCCACATCAAAACGAGATACACAATCTCGATGCTCTTTAAAAATTGTGATAAAAAAGCCCTGATGAACAGGGCTTGGTTATTAGGCTTCATAAAATGGAGTTTTTCGAGTGGTGTCCATTACAAGATTAACTGCATGTACGCAATCTTCTCTATTAATGTAACCTTCTCCGTGAGCAATAATTTCATGATTGGCAGATTTTAAATGCCAGTACCATTGATTATTAGCCTTACTTTTAAAAATTTGAAAATACATAGAGGTAGTACCTTATGCAAGATGAAATGAAACGCTATGCCATTTCTTACAACTTTAAAGGTTCCAAATGGAGCTCAGAAGTTTACGCTCATTCATTCGAAGAAGCGAAAGAAAAGGTTAAAGCAATGTCCCAAGCAACTGTAGATGGCGTAATCCATCATTCTATTTATATTCCGGTTAAGGAAAAATCATGGCTTGCAAGGTTAATTGTTAGTATAGTCAAAAAATTCACTTAAGTAAGTGATAATCATCACAATTTTAGACAATTTGGATAAAAACACACTCGTGAAATGCCATTTGTGAAAATCGCCAGTTGCAGATTAAAAGCCCTGCACCAATGAGTGTGAGATATTGCGGTAATGACAAACGAAGCCAGTCGGTGGGAAAAGCTAAACGCAATATCACATTTCAAAACACATTTGCTAGTACAGAGACACAATGGCATGTGAAACCGTTGCGAATGATAGATGAAGTGTGTTTTGAAATGGCAAACATAAAACAAACGAGGTTAGCCGAGCATGAGGGCTTAAAACTTATGCGGTTCCTTAGGTTTGCCCTCCGTAAAACGGGGGCTTTTTTATCCCGAAAAATTACCTTACAATCAAAGTAATTTTTAATATATAAAGGGAATGCTATGAAAACCGTTAAAGCAAGACTGACTGAGTTAAAAAACTTAATTAATACAAAAATCAACAAAGACTATGAGTGGATGGGAGAAATAAAATCACCCGAAATCATCAAAGAAATAGAGAAACTTTATCCCTTAATAGAGAAAATAGAAAAATCTGGAAAAACCCTTGAAATTTCCTATGCAAAATATATTTCTCTTCAATTAATTAAAAAAATAATTCGTATCCTTAATAAAAAAAGAACGAATAATAAATGGGATGAATATGATGTAAATTCATTTATTTTATCTCTAGTCAAACTAAGAATGACAATCAAGGAATTATATTTAATTGAAGTTAAAGGTGAATTAAGAACAGAAGAAGAACTCAATGCTATTGCTGCTGATATATCCAAAGCAAAATTGAATTTAGAAGAACATATCTCACTTGAAGAACAGTTAGTAGAGGATAAAAAGGAGTTCGAAAATTTAAAAAACTCGCTGATTACACTCAAAAAATCTTATAACGATGCACAAGAACAAATAACTGAAATTTCTCAGTGGCACGAACAGTCAGACACATTAAGTAACAATATTTCGACCTATGCAATCACCGCACAAAATAATCTTACTAAAATCACGACATTAGCAACCACGGCGGAAACCAATAAACCAAAAATAGAGAGATATCATGAAGATATTGAAGGTATGATTAAATTATTCAATAAACAAAAAGAGGAGATTGAAATGATTATTGAAGACGCCAACCGAGCAAGCATGGCAGGTTCGTTTAAAACTCAATCTGAAAATATCGATAGTAAAATGAAAGCTGTAGATAAAATTTTGCTTGGCTCACTTGTTGCAACATCTGCTATTTCATTTATCAATTATTCAACAAGCCTGAGTGCAACAGACAGTCTTAATATTTTACAATTTCTTGCTAAGTCTATTGTGACAATCCCGTTACTTGTCATCGCCTGGTTAAAAGCCAAAGAACGGGCTTATCTCTTTAGATTAAGGGAGGATTATAACTACAAATATTCCTCAGCAATGGCATTTGAAGGTTATAAGAAACAAGTACAAGAACAAGACCCTAAATTACATCAGCAACTTCTGCAAATTGCAGTGGATAATTTAGGGATAAATCCAACCAAAGTCTTTGATAAAGATTTAAAAAGCACACCACTTGAAACGATTATCGATGGCGTAGGAAAACGCCTGGATAAAGCTGTTGATGGTATTAAAGGAGAGGTGAATGACATTCCAAAGAAAACAAAAGAATTAATTGATGATGAATAACTCGCTCCCTCAAATTCTCAGCGCTTTTTATTGACAACACCGCTCACATCGGATTAAGATACCCCCCACATCTAAGCCGTCTCCAACGGCTTTTTTTGTGCCCAAAATTCACAGGAGAACAAAATGGCATCACTCACATACCAAGACTTATGTAAACAACAGCAACAATACAACAACGTTCTAATTGAACGCAGAGCAACATTAAGAGAGCAAATCAGACAGCTTAGAGTAGCGCTGGCAATGGATTTGGGACTACTCGAGAGAACCTACAAAAAACAACTTAATGACCCCGCCCCGACAGAACTTTATGTGAAAATAACTGACTGCAATGGCGCGCCAAGTGACGCGCACCAACTTAAAGCCGAATATGACTGTTTACACAATCCGAATATCACATTTGGATTAACGTTAACACTGGAAGAAGGTCCAACAATCTACCCCAAAAAACCGGTTCGACTTGTTATCACAGCTTATTATCTTTCAGAAAATTCCGTAAGATTCGTCTTTCCTAATATTGACGGCACGCCCTCTTTCGGGGTTCGTATTGATGACGATGAGCAAAGTAAATTTACTCAAGTTGTTGAAGCCTATAAACAGCTTGTAATGAAAACTTTTACAATTTAATTTGACACCCACCGCCCAATCATTTAGGATATTCTCACTTTCAAGCTGTCATTTGACAGCTTTTTTTATACCTAAAGGAGCAGAAAATGAAAGTCAGTAAAGAACATCAAGAATGGATTAAACAATACGCCAAAAGCCATAACCTTACCGAAGAAGCCGCGTTGAATAAATTGATTGGTGATATACGTGAAACGCAAGAAACTGAACGAGTGAATTTACAACAGCAAATTATCGAAAGATTACCGCACTTAAACCTCGAACAAATGCGTGAAATTCGTCAGCGTGTTGAGCAGTTTTATCCGACGTTATTTCACGTTTTGTCAGAAGCAATTAAAAAATAATTTCGCTTTACAACCCAAAATTCTTATATTACTATCCATCACAGGTGTCGAAACCTAATGCAAAAAGGCGGATAGTTCAACTGATCGCCATATGGCGATTTTTTTATATCCGTAATCCTGACTATGTCGGGAGGGCGACTAATACAATACCTTCTGGAAATACGTCCAGCCCTTTCCTTTTTGCAGGGTTTTCGAACCTCCCGACGCCACTGTCGAAAGTGGCTTGTTTAAACAAACAAATAGCAAAAAGGATTACAAAATGTCAGCTCTTACAATTTTCAATTTTGAAAACACTCCTGTTCAAACCATTGTAGAAAACAATGAAATCTTTTTTAGAGCAACTCAGCTTGCAGAATTGTTGCAATATAAAAATCCACATGACGCATTAAGAAAACACGTTGATTCTGACGACCTAGCAAAACGCGAGATCGTGAATACTATCAATAAACGTTCTCAAGTTCTTTTCGTGAATGAAAGCGGAATGTATTCATTAGTCTTGAGTTCAAAATTAGAGCAAGCTAAAAAAGTAAAACGTTGGATAACTAAAGAAGTTCTCCCGCAGATTCGTAAAACAGGAAAATATCAACTTCAACCACAACAGCTTGCATTGCCTGAACCAGAAAAGAAATTCACCTTTGAATTTACCGAGTATGAACTTCAACAGCTTGCTTGGTTATGGTTTGCTTTCAAACGTGGCGTAGGCACTTTTCAGCATATCGAAAAAGCCTTTAACGTTTTAGGCTCAAATATGAGTTCACAAATCTACGGACAGGCTTACGAATATTTAAGTGTATTACGCTCAACAAACCAAATCTTAAACCGTATCACAAGTGATTTTGACATCGACCCAATGACAAACTGGCGTGTATTAAAACACTTGCGAGGCTTTAATCCAAAAGCAGTCAAAATCGACTT